CCCAGCATTAGCTTCATGCAGGATATTAAATCCTTCTGCGTATGCTTGCATGATTCCATACTCAACTCCATTATGGACCATCTTTACAAAGTGACCTGCTCCTGGTGGTCCACAGTGCAACCAACCATGCTCAGCACTTGTTTCGTAGTAATCTAGAGGGTCAGTCCTGGGAGCACTTCCGATACCTGGTGCGAGTGCTCTAAAGATAGGAGCGCAGGCGGATACTGCAAAATTTGCACCACCAACCATAAGACAGTATCCACGGTCCAAACCGTAAACACCGCCACTAGTGCCACAGTCAATATACGACATGCCCAGTTTAGCAAGACGTTCTGCTCGCCTCCTACTGTCTTTAAAATTACTATTGCCGTGATCAATAATAATATCTCCTTCACTACAAAACTGTAGTAACTCATCGAGTGTATCCTCCACTGTTTCTGCTGGCACAACCATCATGAATACTCCTGGCACTTTGCCAGTCATGGGCGATCCTTCGTGTATTACTTGAACAAGGCTTTCCAGAGAAGTGGTACATCCACTGATATAACCCTTTTCAAATTGTTCTTCAGCTTTTGCATAATTGTTTCTGTAACCATGTACTTCGTGCCCTGCTTTGATAAGACGACGGGACATTCCTTCTCCCATCCGTCCTAATCCGATCATTCCGACTTTCATCCTTTTACCTCGTTTTGAAAATATTCTGGGAGTGGACATCCCTTAAAATCGTTTATCTCATCGACTGCTAAGACAAACATAGTAGCAAAACCTACACAGAATGCGAATAACATCTGGGGAAAATTGTAATTACCCATGTATGCTGTAGGATCAGGTTCATCATCATGAGGATGAATCATCCTTGCTATTTCCTCTGAGGACCGCTTCGACTTGTCGTCTGATTCGGTCTCTTGCTTCTGGATCTTCGGTTTCTTTTCTGGAGTAGCCATGTTTCTGATGAAAGATAAAATGTCCTTGACATATTATAGTGATTCCAAACAAAAATAGTGTAACTACTCCTACCCATTCTATAAAGTTATCTTGAGCCATGGGAAGAGTGGTGGTATTGCTCCGATCAATCTAAGAAGACCTTCAGAGAAAAGTCCTAGAATGAAGAACCCAACAAACATGCTGATGATGCCAGCGTTACGATTGTGTTTGCGTATAGCATCATCAATCATTTGCTGACATTCTTCTCTAGTTATATGATCAGGAGGTTCAACTCCTTTGCCCCAGTCTTTAAACATTAATTAACTCCATTGCATCATGTAATTCTTTTGAATGGTGTAGTTCATCATTCAAAATCTCAAGGATCTTGTCGTCATGCCCATTAAAAGCAAGAAACTTAGCATAAGTTTCTGCTGCATGGATCTCTACTTCGTAAGAGAGATGGTAAGCATTGCGAGGAGATACCCAATAATAAACCACGTTAGTCCAATAGTAGATAAGGACGAGATGCTTGGCAACAAAACGATCGATAAAATAAGTATTGCCACCCCTGCTTTCCATATACTCCAGATGCTCTGTTTCATTGACTGACTGCTCGAAGTGTTGTTTCATCAAATATAGATGCTCGGGACCGCGAAGTCCCATACTTTCACGAAAGTGTAATACACTTAAAAACGCAAAATAGGGTGCTCGAGCAATTTCCTCAAGCACCCAGAATCTTTGATAATCCCGACCCCGATATAAAAAGTCGAGTATAGCAACTGTGATGTTTAAAATAATCTCGTTAAATTTCTTCATCGTGATCGTAAGTTAAACGACAGTCCCAATAGTGGTCTTCTTCCCACTCTGGTTCATAAAGGGGGCAAGGTTCTTCAAATAAATGTTCCATTCTGAGTTGTTTTATTCTTTCTCTAAGAGATTTGTAAAACTCTCTTCTTTGGTCTGAATTCATTCGACGTGAACTGTACCGATCATTCCTGCACCTTTATGGGGACCACACCAGTAAGTATAGTCACCTGCCTCTGGAAATGCAACATCAAACTCTTCACCAGGCATCATTGCAAGGGCTTCATGACCTAAGTCAGGACGATCTTCAACAATAACGTTATGAGGAGGGAGCATATTATTAACAAAATGCACCGACTCGCCAGCAGAGATAGTAACCTCTGCAGGATCAAACACAAGATTACCATTTGATCCCATTTGAACATCTACTGCCCATGCAGGGAGGGCAAGAAACAACGAAGCGAAAACGGCAATAAAAAACTTCATTAAGTTCTAGCAACTAATGCTATTTACTCAATGAAGTTTAAGGTTCAAATTGAATTGTCAGGGTTTTGAGACTTTTTGAGAGCAGCGTCAAGTTGACCATCTACATACCCTCTTCGATAGTCCCAGGTCTGTCCACCTACCTGTCCACGACTAGCGTTTATACATTTATTATAATCTGGATCTTCTTTTGAAATATTGTTGCAAACGAGTCCCGCCAGATCTAATTCGTTACCTTTCTGACCAGTTCCTGTCCACATATGCTGACCGTTCAACCAAACGGCACCACACTTCTCGCACTCCTTCCGTTCCATGGAAAAAGACGAAACTTCCTTTGGATCAGTCATAAAATGCAGTATCCTTTGTATAGTGGGTTTACCTATTTATTGTAGCACATTGACACAGTTTGTCAACAATTCCACGCTCTAAGGGATTTATTGATTCTAGAATCGGGATCAGAAGCAGTTTTTTTAGATGTCAACTTCTTTTTCATTCCTCTCATTCTCGCACAAAAGCTCGCTCTACGAGGGTTCCCAACTTTTTTTGAAGGTGCCTTAAGATCGCTTCCTGGGTTTTCACGCTCATACGACTTTCTACCTTTTTCATTTAATCCTCCTTCACTATTCTTTCCTGCCTTCTTAGTCCAGGCAGCTCCTTCATTTTTAACCTTCTTGGATTTCTTCTCATTATCAATGTTATAGTCCACACCACCATGCATCAGACGTTGCTTGAGTGTAGAGACACCATACTTGTCTTGCTTATGGCGGACCATACGCTTGTAACGATCAAACTTATCATAACCTTTTTTGTCGTATTTGGGTCCTTCTTCGATTTGAACCTCTTCGTTCTTAGGTACACAGTTGGGGACAAGTTTGCCACCCTTCATTTTCATACCTACTTTCTTGTGTGTTTTCCAGCATTCTGCTTGGAACTGATTAAATGTTTTCATTTTTTACTCTTGTTCCCCCAGTTTGCTGCACCGACTTTACGACACTTGACGAGAGCACCAGATGCATATGCACTTGGCCAAACGCTGTAACGTGCCTTAACTTTTTTGTAGCAAGCATCCTTCTCGCCTGCTGCCTCATCGAACTGCTCTTCAGTCATCAGTTCGCCTTGATACTCAAAGTCTTCACCCATCTTTTTCTTATCTCTCTTTTTGAGATAATTATCAAGTTGCTTCTGTTTAATCTTACGAATCAATTCAGAACGCTTACTAAGATAGGGAGGTTTGGTTTTATCAATGGCTTTGATCACCATATCACCAACGCCCTCTTGGACTTCAAACTCTTCTTTCTTAGTCTTCTTTTTCTTAACACAGTTTGGATATCTTTTACCAAACATAGTCTTCATACCCTTCTTCTCGTATCCATCCCAGCAATCTTCCTGTTGCACTTCTTCTTTTTTCAAACCTAAACGACCAAGTAAAGACTTCTTCTTAGGTTTAGCAGAACTATAACCCTTCTGACGCTTGGCATAGTCCATGTAAGACTCACCTGGTTTCAGTTTCTTAGGATCTGCCTTCTTAGCAGCGGGTTTAGATGCTGCAGCACGATCTTCACGAGCACGCTGGTTTGCACCAGGACCACCTAGTTTACGATCCTCATCGGGATCGGGATGCCAGTAATCACCACGCTCAGAAATAACTGCTTCTTTCATTTTTTTCAAATGCTTTTTAATGCGTTCGGATTGACCCTTGTGCATTTTGGATGCACCAGCCAATTCCTTAGACATTTTTTTGAGATCGAGATCTTCTGTTTTCACGTTGATTGCCTTACCTTTACGATTAGGATTAGGATCTTTAGCATTCTTGCGACGGAATGCTGCTTCCTCTTCGTCTTTATTTAGGTTTCTCTTCATCTTACTAGACCCACACTTGGGTTTAGTTGTTTGTCCTGGTTGTTTGGCACAGGGTTTTCCTGCATATTTACCACCCAACTGAACCCACCCAGGCTTGCCATCAGAAGACTTACTCTTGCCAAACCAGTCACGCAGAGAACTATCACCACTTTTGTTTGCTTCTTCAACTTTCTTCTTCATCGGCAATCCTTTGTGTTTGGTTTTAGCAAATTTCTTTACGTCGGACACGCTGGCGGAGGAAGCAACTTTGGCAACCTCAGGCGAGGGATTTTCCATTTCCCCTTTTTGAGCCGCTCTAACCATCCCGAAGAATCTTTGTTGCTTTTTGGAGACTGCTTTTTCACTGATGCCACCAAACACATCACTATATGTAGGTGGCATTTTTTGCATTTCTCCCATCGCCATCTTATTTGCGGTCTTATGCATGACTTCCTTGTCACGACTGCCATATAACTTAGCCCATCGTGACTTACCCTTCATCATACCCCTAATGTATTTCTTAGCGGTAGAATTAATTGCAGGTGGAATATCAGACTTAAAACCCTCAGCCATATCAACCGCCTACAACTTGTACTTCTTCAACAACAATTGCATTACCAGTTGCAGCGATTTTCACGCAACGTTTGACGATTGCTTGAGGTCCGCTGTAAGCATAGGTGTAATCAGCAGATGCAGAAGATGAATCGATATCAGTGCTGATTGTGTTTCCTGTTGCCGCAGTGACTTTCTTGCCAGCGGTGCCAGCAGAAAGGAAGTTGGAATCGATAGCAGGAGAGGTGCTAGCATCTTCTACAGCAATAAAATCTCCTACAGAGAATGGATGAGTATCACTAAGTTCACCAAGATTTGTACCAAGTTGATAGTCTGCAGTGGAATCATCTACTGCCTTGACAATTCTTGCTTGACCAGGTTTGCCACCTCTAAGCAGGAGTGCCTGATCTTGGATGAGGGTGATCGCAGGACCACCATTGAATGCAACAGTTGCATCACCTGCAGTTGCAACTACGCGATAGTATCCAGTCTGTACAACTTGATACTCAGTAGCATCAGCAGCGATTGCATTGGTGCTTAAAACATTTAATACTGTCATGTCATGTTAGTTCGTGTCAGTATTATTTATCTCCTTTTGCTTCTTTAGCATTTTTTGGAGGTCCGCAGTACTGCCAATAAACATCGTGTTATTAACAGTAGACGGTCCCGACTTTTTATCCTCGGCATCTAACTCCTTCATCTTTTTTTGTAAATCAATGAGTTTGTCAGCGGTGTCTGCTACATTCTTAATAAGTTGACCTGCAACTTCATAAGCACGAGGATGATCTGACGCTCGTGCCACATCAAGAATGCCATCGACTGCCTCCTGACCTTTCATTACTAAGTTATGAAGTTGAGCACGAGTTGTCTCATAATCCTGCTTCACATCAGGAGTATCTGTTTTCTTAAGTTCTGGTTTCACTTTTTCAACATGCTTCTGGAGTTCAGAAGGTTCTGTTCCAAAAGCATCATTTAGTCCATCAAAAGGATTTGCCATTAGGTTATTGCCTCGTCAGCGCCACTAGTAGGATTACGTTTCTTGAAGTCCGTGAAGTCTTCATCAACAATACCAAATCCGAAATCATCATCAGCATCTGCTGTAATAGGATCTGGTTGAACAGTATAACGAACTTCTCTTGGTGCAGAAGTTGTATTCGTATCTGTATACATGTCGGTGATAACCTTTTTGATGACTTTTGCATCGGTAACAGGACCGTACAGATATGTCTTCACAGTAAATTGAAGTGTATAAATGATTGCTCTACGAGTTTGAAAGTTATTCTCGTAGTCATCTTCATAGTCAACACTATTCAAGACAACAGGAACATCCTTTGTTTCATCAACATCTGGAACTAACTTAACTGCTAGATTAAAATGAGGTTGGAAAAAGGGAAGAATTTGCTCAAGAATTTGAAGACCATCTTCTTGATTTTTTGAAATAATTGCTAATTCAAATGATAGATTATATGGAACTGGCATGAAAACATTTTTGTTCTCATCAGTATCCTTTGCAAACTTTATCTTCTGTGTAGGCGATACTTTCCTACTAGAATCATATTGAATGCCATTGATCTCAAATGAAATTCTAGGCAGAGTGATTTGAACTCTCTTGTTTGTAGGATCTGGATTTTGGTCCAGACGTGCTAGAAACTTTTGCTTTGGTCCATATGCCAAAGGTACTTTCATTACCTCAGTTGAACGACGAAGTTCGATGTTGTTGAATAGCGTACCAAACGCAACAACAGTTCTTCTAAAAATCTCGTGATATGAATATGTACCTAACATCAGATTGTAGTGTCAGTAGTGGACCCAATAGAACCGAAGGGATTACCTTCTGTGAAATCTATAATATCGTCATCAGCAGTCTCAAAACTATAGTTCTGATCAATGCTATCAGCGGTATTAGTGTTATTTAGTGTGTTGTAAGACTCAGGACTCCAGAGAGCGCCAGAGGTCAGACCCTTCACTGTCTCAGCAGTGTTGAAGGTTCCTGTACGGTTAATGACTTGGAGTTCTCTTGTAGAACTGTTCCAGGACTTGACTTCTGCTCTACTGTCTTTAGGGGAGTAGTCAATTGATACAGTAGGAACACTAGTATAACCTGTGCCCCCAGCAGTGACAGAAATGCCAGTGACAATACCAGCACTAGATACCGTAGCAGTCGCTGTAGCACCACTTCCCCCTCCTCCTGTAATAGTAACTGTAGGTGGTAGAGCAGACTTATAGTGCTCTCCTCCATCTGTAACCGTGATTGCGTTTACTGCCCCCGAATTAATCGTTGCAGTCGCTGCTGCGCGGAACTGATCGCCAACAATCTCCTCACCGACTGTAAATGCTCCAGAACCGCCAGCATCCATAACCAACTTGATAGCATTGGCGAAGGCAGTCTCGATAGCATCGATCTCTGCAACACCAGTGTCGAGGTCTTCGTCGCTGTACTCAAAGAGTTCGCATTGACACTCCCAGACATATCCTTTCCCCAGTTGATAGAACGGTCTCTCTGCTTCTACAAACTTAATTTCAAAAAGGTGTTTTGTTGATGGAAACCAAATCAGGTCTCCTTCATTTGGACGACCCTCAACATTCAGAACAGCATTATCATCTACTGCTGAAGTAAACTTTTCTCTAGAAAAAACAAACGTTGTCTTATCTTCAATCCTTACACCAAACTTACTAAGAAGTTCTCCTTGACCTTCCCATCCTTCTACATTGTTAACATAAGCACGAACAGCAAGTGCCTGTGTAAAATTACTATTTTCAACTTCGCCTAAGATAGTATCTCTATTGACGTAAGTTCTAGGTAGATAATAAATATCCTGACCGTAGATTTCAATACTTTCTACAATCAGATTTTCAATAAAAGTTTGTTCTTGAGCAGATCCATTTGCCTTTAGAAGATTGGTATGATCTCTAAAAACAAAGTCCCCTGCTGGTGAATTTGTAAACGCCATATTAACCTACCAGATCCATAGGAGGAATTTCATATTTAGAACGGATCTCTTCTTCAAGATCCTTCTTGAATTGACTTGCATCTTCAAGAATTTGACGACCGTTAAGAGTAACACCACCTAACATTTGAATGCCGTCATACTTACTTAGGTTACGACCCCACTGTTGTTGGAACAATGCTTCAACATAATCCTTCATCCAGTTATCATTATACATGTCAGTATAGGTTTCAGGATCCTGACGCATCAGAACTTCTACTAAAATAAAATCACCTACCTGCAACTCTTCCCAATCAAAATCAAGATAGAGTCTTCCCTGATGTTCATTGAAGCGAACCCTGCGACTATTGTTATTATTAGTAACCCAATCTAATGTCTCAAGATATTGGGATGTCATATAATAATGTAAAATTTGTCCATGAGTCATGGAGTAAATATCATTCAAGAAAATCTGATATTTAATATTAAAAATATTTCCAGGGACAATACTAGAAGCACCAATCTGACTGAACACTCTATTAACACTCATCACTCCAGGTGGGAGTGAAACATATTCATTACCTTCATACCAATCAGTCGAACCCATTTGAGTTGTAGACTTTGCAGCAGTCTTAATAGCATCAGTCACTTCAATTCGGATGAAGGACTTGTAACTGCCATTGTAATGGTATTCCTGATAGTAATCAATAGCTTCTTCAATCAAGTCATCCAATTGTGCCGAAGCAACGTTGATGTCAATCGTTGGATAACCCAAACGACGAAGAGCGTAATCTCTTAGTTCGGTTTTAGTAGCGGGTCTTGTAGCGGACATTAGTTATCAAGCAAATGATTGGATAGTAAGTGTGGACACATCACCAGCAGCAACAGTCTCAGTTTTCTTGAAGAAACCATTGACAGTATTTACGGTGACTTGGTTGGTTCCAACTGCAGTAATAACACCAGTGGTTCCAGATGTGCCACCAGTGAGAGTATCTCCAACTGCCATCTCAACAACAGCAGAGACATCGATAGTAGCGTTGCCGCCACCACCTGTGATTGTAATAGTCTCACCAACTGCATAACCAGAACCATCAGCATTAATAGCAACAGCAGTAATAATACCACCAGAAGCAGTGATATTAACTGTAAGACCTGTGCCATCACCACTAGATGTAGTGGCAACTGCAGTTGCTGTGTTATAACCTGTACCACCAGACAAAGAAGAATTGTTTAGTGCAGTTACGTCACCAGGTGTAGGATCACCTGATAAGTTAAGAACCAAAGTGGTGCTGGTTGCAAGATTATTGAGCATTGCTCTCAGTTGTTCAAAAGCATTATCAAGTTTGTCCTGAACTCTTGCTTCTGTATAATAAAGATTAGCAACACCTTCGTCCAGGTCATCAGTATCTCTAGATCCGAATCCCGCAGAAATTCTTTCATCGACACGAGCATTAGTGTAATAAAGGTTGGTGCCCTCTGCCAGATCAGCAGTATCATGATTAGCCAGACTGGAAACAGTTCCTGTCACATCACCAGTAACGTCACCCGTTACATCACCAGTAAGATTACCAGTAACATTACCAGTTACGTTACCTGTCAGTGCTGCAGTGATTGTACCAGCAGCAAAGTTACCAGATGCGTCACGAAGGACAAGGTTGTTTGCTGAGTTATTCGCTGTAGAAGCGACGTTAATGGTGATATTACCAGAAACACCATCACCATTGGTAACAGTGATACCAGAGGATGATGTAGCGGTTACAGAGCGTTGTGCATAGGTATTATTAGCAGTTCTTGCCACCAGACCAGTGCCACTCATTGCAGCAAGTGCAGTGATATCAGCATCACTATAAGATGTTGTAATACTTACATTGGCAGATCCATTGAAAGATACTGTGCCAGTAACAACACCCTCAAGAATAATGTCTCTTGCAGTCTCTAAGGTAGTTGCTGTAGAAGCGTTACCAACCAGAGCAGCAGTGATAGTTCCAGCAGCAAAGTTGCCAGAGGAGTCACGATTAACAACTGTAGATGCAGTGTTTGCACTTGCAGTTGTCATGCTGTCCAAAAGGTCAGCGTTCAGATTATTGATCTTAGCAGTGGTAGGAATAACCAGAGCAGGACCAGAAGAAACCTGAGAAACAATTTGACCATCTACAGTCAGAGTGCCATCAATATTGGCATTGGCATCAACATCGAGAGATGTGCCACCGCCAGTAAGATTGAGACTACCAGCACGAAGAGCGCCATCTGTACCAGTAAGAACTTCAGAGGAGTTGGATGCACTTGTCAGGAATGCGAATTGGTTGGCGGATCTGTCATATCCGAAGAAACCAATTTTCGCAGAGCCGTCGTAATAACGGAACTCAACACCACGGTCCTTACCGTCGTTAGACGATGGTGCTGTGTCACCACCCACAGTAATAATAGGGTCATCGAGAGTTGTGACCGTAGAATTAACAGTAGTGGTTGTTCCATTGACAGTGAGGTTTCCAGTAATAGTAAGATTAGATTCAGCAGTTACGTCACCGCCAACATCCAAAGTGCCACGAATATCAGTATTACCGTTGTCGGTATCTACTGTAAGTTTGTTAGCAGCAGATGCATTTTGGATAGCAAATGTTTTGTTATCTGCAGTGATAGTCACATTGTCGTGAGTTACCAGAGCACCAGAGATGTCTGCACTACTATTGAGATCTAAAGCACCAGTCAGTTCAGTAGCACCATAGATTCTAGCATCACCACTAACTGCGAGATTCTTACCGATAGCAGCACCACCAGTCAGACGGAATGCACCATCAGCAGCGTAAGATCCAGTCAGAGTTTGTTGCGTGTTTCTTGTGAAAGTTACAACACCAGAAGCACCTAAAGTATCATTAATCTGAGTTGCATCACCAACAGTAAGTGTACCAATGATATTAGTATTACCATTATCAGTATCAACACTAAACTTAGTTGTGCCAGAACCATTGTTAATGTTCAGGACTTCATTATCGCTTTGAATGATCAGAGAATCGTTGATAGTTGTCTGACCTGCAACAACCAAAGTACCATCAGTTGCAATGTTACCAGAGGAAGAAGCAACAGTAAACTTGTCAGTAGTGCCACTTCTAACAGCAAAATTAGCATCAACATCAACAGTGCCATTAAACTCGGAGTTGCCAGTAACAACCAGAGTGCTACCAAGAGTTGTAGCAGCATCAACATTCAAGGTTGAATTTAATTCAGTATGACCATCAGCGGTCAGAGTGCCTTCAATGTTAGTATTACCAGTTATATTATCAACAAAGAACTTGTCAGTTGTACCGTTTCTAACAGCGAAATCTGCATCAACATCCAGAGTGCCGTTGAAGTTTACATTATCATTAACAGTTAGTGTGCCTTCAATTGTAGTATCACCAGATGCACCAATAACAGTAAACTTCTCAGTATCTCCAGAGTTTTTCTTACCAACAGAGAATCTTTCACCAGATCCAGTAGCACCAACATACAGGGATCTCATGATACCTGCACCACCATGTGCCTTAATGGTAGAAACGTTATGAGATGCGTATGAAGGATCTGCCTGATAGGTGTCACCGAAACGACCTCTATATCTGACTCTCAACCAGTTAAGTCTCGATTCTGCCTCGGTCGCACTATCCTTAACTTCAATAGCACCGTTAACGTGTAGTGTACCATCAACCAGAGCAGAACCTGCAACATATGCACCACCATCAACTCTTAATGCACCATAATCGTTAGATTGAATCTCCCATTCACCAGTCGTGCCATTCTTAGCAGTGGTAATGTCATTAGTGCTTTCAAAATGAACATCACCAGAAGCATTTAATGTGTTGTTGAGATCAAGAGCACCAGTTAGAGTAGTTCCTCCAGTGACACCTAGGGTGCCAGCAATAGTAGTGTTACCAGAAGCAGCAACAACATTGAATTTATTAGTGTTGACATTGAAGTTACCTGTTACATCAGTTACACCGCCAATGCTTGCATTACCAGTTGTTGATTGGAATTCAATCTTAGTTGTCCCAGAACCATTGTTCAATTGCAGGGTCTTGGATGCACCTTGCAGAACAATGCTGTCATCGAAACGAGAGGTGCTAGTGACACGCAGAGTGCCATCAATATCAGTATTACCACCGATGTTAACCGCACCAGTGATACCAGCACCACCAGCAACAACCAGATCACCAGTTGTATTGGAAGATGATGCAGTACCAGAAGTTAACTTAAGGTTGCCAGCAGTAATACCAGAAGCAGTACCAGTAAAGACTTCGGAAGTATTTGTAGCAGCATGAAGGAAAGTAAAACCACCTTCATGACCAGCCAAATCAGTATAGTTAGTGTCCCAACCATAGAAACCTAAGCGTGCTTGAGAATCATAATATCTAAACTCAACACCACGATCTTTGTTGTCATCGGAACCAGGAGCAGTGTCACCGCCCAGAGTCATGATGACATCATCAACTTGTAAGGTTGTACTGTTTACAGTTGTTGTTACACCGTCAACTTGAAGATCACCCCAGACACGAACCAGACCAGTTACGGCACGATCATCGCCAGGGTCAAGATTCATCGTCGCATCAGTTGTGGCGATGTAGTTTGCTTGGAATCTAGAATTTTCTACATGAACCTTACCAGTTGCAGCAGAGGCATCAATGTCAACAACATCTTCTGCAGTGATAGTAACTGTGCTTGTGCCATCCCCAGCATTTGTAGAGAGAATGCTAAGGTTTCTAGCATTTGCACTGTCCTGTGTCAGAGAGAAGGTAAGGTTACCATCCCCAGACTTATCCAATGTCTGAGAAGCTGCTCCATCAAGAGTAATATCAGGATCAGAAAAATAGGAACGGACGTTAACATCAATCTCACCAGCGCCACTGTCACCTGTATTATTAGCGCCAAACAGTAAGTTGCCACTAGTATCATTAACTTTAACATAATTAAGATAGTTGAAACCTCTGTAACCAGTAGTTGCAGTTAGTTCTTGATCAAGTTCAAAATTCTCTACGGTATTACCGTCAGCGAAACCAATACGATTATTTTGTAATTGTGTGTTATCTACGCCTAATGCAGCGATGGTGACGTGCCCGTTGCTGTCAACATCGAAATCTTCCTGTGCAAAGGAAGCCAGTCCCTTCTGTTCCGTTGCTTCAGCCGCGAGGTAACGCCATGATCCAGTATCACCACTGGAATGAGTAGGAGCACCAGCACCAGCACTAATGTCCGCAATTGCTTGGTATACTTTTGATGCATTCTGAATGATTGCATATCTAGTGTAAGCAGTCCCTGCATCATAGTTAGGATACTTACTACCCTCAGTGGCGGTAGCGATAGGTACATTTGTTGCACTGGTTAATCTACCATAAGCGTCAACTGTAAATTTCGTAGCGTTTACAGTCTGAGTGCCATAGGGTTCACTGTTAGATCCAGCAGCAGATACTGATGTGAGTGATTCAGTATTATAATTACCTGCTTGAACAGCAGTTGTAATCAGGTCAATAATGGGATTACCATTAATACCACCACCATCAGTAATTGCAATTCTAGTTGCTGTACCCGTAATTGTACGGGTTACCATAGTATTTGTAGCACTTCTACTAATCAAACCAGTGGTAGTAAGATTAGCAACTGCTTGAAGATCTAAATCATATGGTTGAGCACCAGTTCCTTCAATGTTTGTGTCCAGTCCATATCCAGCAAGAGTTGTTGGACTAGAAGCATTTTTGACTCTACCTTTAGCGTCTACAACAACTTTTGTATAAGTTCCTTCTGATGTATCAGTGTTGTCGTGGTGAGGCAGTGATGACAGTAAGTCAAGAGTTGCAGTAATTGTAATATTCTGAGATCCGTCAAAAATTTCAGAACCTTCAACGTCACCAGATAATTGAATTTGTCGGGAAGAAGCAAGTCTAGAAGCAGTTGCGGAGTTACCAATCAGAGTTGCGGTAACGGTGCCTGCCGAAAAATTACCATCGGCATCTCTTTGCACCAAAGTATTTGCTGTATTAGATACAGACTCGATGGGACGCTCATATCTCAGAGTGTTCCATGATGTGACACCATCGCCAATCTTAATACGACCAGTGTCAAGTTCAATTCCTAACTCACCTTGAGCGAGGATTGGGTTCGCGTTTTGCCATTCCTGAGCGCCACCACGTCTTAACTGAATTCTATTTGCCATTGTTTACGACAACTCTATGAGAACATGCTTCTCAGTTATTTATGCCATTAAAAAAGGGGCATTACTGCCCCTGTGTTCATTCTGCGGATTCTTCCTCTTCTGCATCCTCTTCTTCAGGGGGTGCGGACATAGTTTCAGGATTATAATATTCAAGTGCTTCAATAGCACCCTGCAGTTTCAATGCAGTAACTTCATTCTCTTTCATTTTCTCCGCCAACTGCTTATTTTCTTCAAGCAATGCAGTGAATCGCTCCTTGAATTGACGGAGCATCTCAGGTTGAGCAACTTGTTCAATCGTCATAATGTTTACTTTGATTTTGGACTAACGTTAGTAGGAGCGACTTGATATCACCCATTTCAGATTTTAGATCAGAAACGTCTTTTTGTAAAGCCTTCTTCTCTGCCTCTTCTTTTTGCCTCTTATTGTAAGATGCCATATATTTATCATATTCGTCAACGTTGCCCCTGACGATAGCATTGGAAGAAGGATCTCTATAAAGACCCTCCTTACCTTCAACTGGAATCAATCCTTCTAGTTCATTCATTAGGTTGCAAGTGCGATAGCGCGTAAATCAGCAATTAGTGGTACTCTTGCCTGACTGGAAGATCTCAATACAAACTTAAGTTGGAATGCATTGAAGTTTAAACCACTTACTTCATAATAATAATCCTTCCAAAGAATTTCTTCACTAGGTGAATCATCATACTGAAGAGGTTTGTCCATTTGAACCCAACCGATAGAATCGAGATCTTCGTTAGTGCCAGTGCTAAATGCTCTATAGTAAATTCTAACATCTGCTTCGGGTGGGCGAGACATTTGGAAATCAACTCTCAGAGATCTAGACTCTCTAATCAGACGAGCAAGTCTTGTAATATATACACAATCATTCTGATCGCCCAGTGGGAGAAGAGAAACATCTTGTGTACGATCAATTAGACCTTGCTGACCATAAGGAGAAGAACCACCTGGCCATTCATTAATTCTATTGGATGTTGTAATCAGAGAACATCTATCAAGGTCAACAACAGGAGAAAGTGTAGACTTAGTTGTAGACAGATCAATGAGCATAGTCAGTGATTTCTGACCATCCAATTTAGAATTCTCATTAACTTCGGAAGCAACCATCTTAGGATTGGGGAAGAAGTTAAGATCATTCAGTGTGATGGGAATATAAGAACCATCGTTAACGAATGATGCTTGATCTCTAGGAGAAGAACCGCCTTCACCACCACCATCTCCAACAGATGTTGCGGTAGTTGTATTAATTCTAGCAGTGATATCTGTTTCAGGCATATTCATGACAGAAACAGTTGGTGTAAGAGTTTCAAATTGAACATTCTGAGAAGCAAAGACTTGATTGCCACCTGCACGAATGCCGTTATTTGCAACACCTGCCATTTGAAGCATATAAGTATCCATCCAAGGACATTCAAGACTTGTATGAATCTTATTGATGTCGATAAGAGGAATACCATCAAGATTATAACACTGAACAATCGCGCCAGACGCATGAGTTACGTCAGTAGTGCCGTTTGATCCTCTACCAGAAGTAGCAACAGTAATTGTCTTACCGTCACTAGAAACAGCATTATATTTGATAATCTCATCACCAATCTTGATATATCCTGGATTAGCATCACTAATTGCAGAACCATTTACAACTGTATGGAATGCAGTTGCATTATCTACAGAGATTGATGTTGCAGCTGCTGCTAATGCACTGGTTAAAGATGTGTCAGAAATTTCTGAAATAACACCTTCAATCTTAACATTATTCTGTCTGCTATGCATACCATTGTTTCTATGATAAACAAGAATTTCTTTCTCGTCATTTGCATAGGTAGGTGCAGCAGATAGATAAGCGCCGAAAGAATCACCACTTTCAGTAGATGATGTTACGGTTGCAGTCCAACCTCCTGCTTCGTTTAGAGTTTCGGTGTCAGTAAATGCACCAGTAATATAATGAAGTACCAATGCATTAGATCCATTCCAAGTCTTAACAATACCAACAGAATTAGAAGTTGCACCAGTAACAACATCACCAACTTGAAGACTTCCAGATACGTTACCAACAACCATAGTTGCTAGTGCTTCAGATGATCTAACTAAGAAGGTAGACGATGATCCCGCTAACCAGTTACCATCAACATCATTGACTGTAATGGTATCTGCAACACTATTAGATGTTGTGGAAGAAACTACAGTTGCCTCAGCATTAGAGGTAAGTTGCAGTAAACGAGCACCAATACTAAATGTATATTGTGTGCCAGCTGGACCAGCAGTGAGAGTTAGTTTTGGTTTGATAGTCTGAATAGGATTATCAATCAGTCTGTGAACACCACCATTACCTTTGCCCTGAGCACTATTATTCAATGCAACTGTTCCTTGAGTTTCGGTAAAGTTTGCACGATAAATTGTAAACTTCAGATCTTCGTACTGGTCGGCAGTCCAGGTAGATGCGTTCTGTGATTTAAACAGAACACCAGCATAAGGTTGTTCGGAGATAGTTCTATCTCCGCTAACTTCAACATCACCCATCCTAGAAATCCAAACCTGATACTCATTCGAGTCAGACAGAAGAACAAAGCAATATTCAACAGATGCCTTGAGATAAACAGGTGCTTTGAAAGTGAACTTAGTAGGAACTGCAGCAGTTTCGGAAAGTTCTACCTGATCAGGTGTGATGGTAACGTCAGAGAAGGGGAGAATGGTTTTTGTGGGATAACCATTTTCCATAGTTCTGATCTGCATGGAGATAGGAATATTATCATCCTTCGTATTGAAGAAGATTTCAACAGCAGAGACGAATACACCACCTTCTTCCTCATGGATAAAGGATTGTGCAAGAGGGTCATACCAACCGATCTGACGTGTCTCAGTTCTGGTTGTTTGAACAACTCTATCTTCAGAAACAGTATCTCTAACGATTTCTGCATTACGAACAGCAAGAATATTTTCTTGAACTGTTTGTAAAGTACCTGTTGCCGAGTAAGTTGCATCCGCAGAAGAATCTACTGCACCAGGCGATTTGCTATTCGTTGAAGAAGTTGTGAATCTAAATGCACGAGTTCCTGTCGCCCAACGTGGATTTGCATCATTCTTAGGAGAAGGAACAAAGAATGTACCCTGCATGTTGCCAACATTATCAGTTAGCAAACGACGATCTTGAACAACTGCTCTAGCACCAGATGTTTGACCAACTAAAACTTCACCAACTTGCATATTACCAAAGAAGTCTGGAGAAACAGTTTCCGAAATTGCAGTGATGTCATGATTAATAAGTGCTGTCTGAGAAGCATATGATGTGGGAAGAACTTCTGTGCCTCTGCCATAAGGATTAGTCTTATAACCATCATCGGGTGCAGCAACCTTTAATTGACAACCAGAGGTTTCACCAATTACAGTTTCACCAACAACGAAAGGAGTTTCATTTGTTCTTGCATCCGTAGAGGAGTTCTTAATCAATTCAATCACCTTAGGAGTGATGTAATTGGTTACATCAACACCATCGAAGAATCCATACATTCTTGTACGAGGTTTCAAACGATCAACATTGAATCCAATATTACGAGAACGAATCCAAGGAATATTACTCCTAGAAAGAACTGAATCACCTAAAGATCTACGCTCAATCTTAGGAACAACTCTGGTACGAATACCCTGACGTGCTTGGTTATTAACAACACGGAAGGTACGACGTTCGTGGAGATAGAACAGACCTTGACGACGTTGACCGTGACCAGCACGACCCAACTGACGACCAATACCATAAGTACCAGATCTAGATTGTTGCTGAGAAGTAGATGTTAGTGTTTCACCAGTCCAGTTGGTTTGCCAAGAACCCCATTGGATAGGAGCAAAACCATTCTGGTCAACCTGAAGGTCTCTAGAAACGGCAGAGAAGTCACCTTCAACGTTCTCAACACGAGCAGGAAGACGAACAGTATCAATCCAGTCATCAGATGCAGGTGTAAGGTCAATACGACCGATAAAGGTAAAGACGTTGAATGGGTTAACGTTTTCAGTTCTAGATGCATAAGGTTGTGTGATGAGTGCCAAATCTTCATAAGGCAGCATCAAAACATTACCATCAGTTCTTACAATATTTGTAGAATCATCTGCATTATACTGAAGTGCTACGTTTGTAGTATAGTGTTGTGGACGTAGTTGACCCTCTCTGAAATCAAGAGAACACTTATAATCAGGATGAAGAACATCTCCAGTTGTATGATCGGTAAAATCATCAACAACATAACCATTCTTCAGACGATCAAATCCATTTTCATCATAAGTCTTAGTGTTTTCTGCTTGTGATTCAAGCATCGAGAGAGAAGTATAATACTCAACATGAGTAAGTCTTTGCTCAAGATCACCAATATCTTTCATCGTATAACGACGAATAACCTCAGTGCTGATCAGAACATCTCTTTCTGGATCAAATACATATGGTTTGTATTCAAGAGTCGCTAAGAGCATAGCATTCTCAATCTTTGGAGGTGGAATGAGATAATATCCAGACACACCTTTACTAACAATCAGTTGACCATCATGAGAGAGATACAGTTTGTCAAGTCTTGGGAGATACCATGCATAGTCTGCTCTGAACGAAGAGTTAACTTGCATAATATCAAAGATGGTAGCACCACCAGCGCCACCAGTTGTATCAAAGACTCTAGAAACAAAGTCAAAAGTTGTACAGTTTACATAGTAGGGAGCACTAACAGTTCCTGAACCATTTCTCAGTTCTTTAACAGCAGGACGGAAGTCAATCTGATCTCTAATATACTTAATAGATCCATCTAACTTATAGTTGGGAATATCCTTATAACTGATTCCACTATAAGACTCTGCTGAGAAGTAATCGCCAGATGCTTCATGAGAGAAGAAGTCAAAGATTACCAACAATCTTCTTGTGGGTGCTACCGTAGAGGGAAGACGAACAAGTTTCGAAACATCATAGAAGTTAGTTCTTTGTCCTGGTTCAAATTCAAATTGATCAGTAATAACTTTACTTCCAGCAAAGATAGAATCCTCGCCATCATCAATAATACCAGTAATTTCGTCTCCCGCAGAGTTTTCACCCGTGATAGTTTCGCCTGTAATAAAGGGAATCTCGTTCAGAGCAACATAATAAAGTTTTAAATCTGAGTTAGAGAAAGTGATGACTCTACCTCTAGCACCTGAAGTTTTACCAATAATCAGTGTACTTGCAGCAAAGAAGACGGATTCGGTGAGAACAACATATGGAGAAGATGCGTCATTATCATCAAATGATTCATAGATTGCATGAACATTATAAACGTCATTAACACCAAAAGAAATATCTAAATCTTCAACTCTAGTTCCATAAAGAGCACTATAAACAAGACCTGTTGGTTGCTCCTCTACATCTCTATCTGTTTTAAAGACTTTTAACGTCTTCATCTTAGAAGCAGTTTTAATCTTTCTAGCAACAGTATTTTTAGAAACTAATGCTGTGAGCGTAACTGTAGCAACACCAGTAAGACCACTGATCGAGAAAGACTGATTATCAGAACCAAAAGATGTTGTCAATACACCAGCATCTACCTCGGCATCAATGTCTACGTTTTCACCATCAGCAAATACTACAGAGCTTCCATTGTCAATAATCGTGAGAACATAGTTATCACCAGACAATGCACCAAATGCTTCAGTTTCGGGAAGAGTGAATGTAATAGAACCAGAGGTTACTGTCTTAGAAGCGAAGTTTCTAAAGACGAAGAACGATTCGTCATCCAGAGACTTCATTGTGTCTTCAGGGAGGTCAAAAGAAAGTTCTCCATTTTGATAATCTTTCTGGAAGATAAACGGACGTAATCTTACTAATTCTCCGTATTCACCAGCACCAACTGTACCAACTTTTAACGCGGTATCAAGTCTAGCAGTTTGATTAGTATAATCAAAGATTGCATCTCCTTCTAAAACAGTAGACTTTCTGTTTGTAGCAGTTGTAGCAATAGCAGTAGGATCAACTCTCTTGACACGAACAGTATTCGTACCCTCCAAATCCGAGATTGTTGGAGTAATAACATCACCAGGTCTCAAGTCTTTTTCAAATCTTGTACGGAAACCAGTAACATTTTCACGTCCGACACTAGCAACATCAAATGTCAATGCTGCGCCGCCGCCACTACCAAGTTGAGCATCGGCAACGGTGATAGTATCGTTGATAGAGTATCCACTACCAGCAGCGGTAACAGTAACGGTAGCGGCACCACTACCATCAACTACGATAGAGAAGGTAGCACCAGTACCACCACTAGGAGAAACAGAATAATTAGAAGTACCAATAGTATATGTACCTGCTGTTCTAGAAGAATCTGCAGCGCCAATGGTATCTACAGTAAGGATATCACCCGTAGTTTCGTCAATATTTACAGTTGAAGACTCGATAGGACGAGAATCATTCAAGATCCAGTTTGCACCAAATCTAACATTCTGAGAACCATCAAGACCAAAGGAAGATCTAACATCACTTAGTTGATAACTATGTGCTGCTTCAAGTGTTCCAGAGTCTCTACCATTAATTGATAAGAGTTCTCCATTAGTAAAAACACCACTTACATGCTCAAGATAGATGTAATGTGTATTATTACCTGTATCTGCAATATAACCTACAGCACCAGAAGTTTTACCTACAACTTTAGTACCTACGGTGTAAGTTACGGGACTTGAAATGTTCAGAGCAGTAAACATCTGAACATCAAAGAACCAAAGATCATAAACACCACCAGTAATGCTGGGTTCGATTCCAAAGGGTGACGTTGCTGCTAATGCACTACTAGATTTTTGTAATTGTACCGTTCTACATCTACCAATTCTATTGGCACCAGACTTTACTGAACTAGTTGCATTTGCCGCCCAGTCATCATATAGATTTAGAATCTGATATGCATCACTAACACCATCTCCAGAAACTTCTGGCCAACCATAAACATCATATACTTTTACAAAATTACCAAGATTGAAATTAATAATGCCGTTCTGACGAGTCTCAAAATCTCTAGGTTTATCTACATCAATATAACGCGGACTAATAAATTCTGTTCTATATCCTCTAATATATGCTTTACCAGGGGAAACTTCAATTGCTAACTTCTCATCAGATGCAGGATTTCCTTGATCGGAATTTTGACCTTTAATATAAACACCATTATTAAATCCATCATTCAAATGCTCTCGCATTGTGACATTGAATGTATCAATTACATAGTCACCAGATTCTTCATATGTTCTACGAGCCAGAGACTTTTCTAACTCACTATATTCAGTTCTTTGAACGTAACTTTCTACTCTACTATTATTAATTCTTAAAAGTTCGATGAAGTCTTTATCTGCTTCATCAGAAATTAATCGTTTTACAAACTGCGTTTGAATTTTAAATCTATGAGCACCAGGTGCAGAATAGTTTGAAGTGCCTGCAGCATTGTCATTCAGAGACTCATCGTCCTCTGGAGTAACAATAGATTCTAAAACTTCTAAACCAACTCTGTAAGAAGGATTACTACCATATTGATCCAGAATCAAATAGTTAGATGGTACATTTACAAAATGTCCTCTAATATAATAGACACCATCACTAATATATGCAGAAGATCCCTGTGCAATAGCATTAACAGGAAGAAGTTGAGCAAACGGAGTTCCTACTTCAATCAGAGTTGAACCGAATGTAATTTCTTTATCAGTAACTAACTGTTCGTTGATTTGGAAAGTCTTCAGACTAGTTGCTGATGTAGTATCTCCAGAATCAATATATTTTACATAAAGGGTGATATATCCCTTTTCTGATTCTGATGCAGAGATACTATAAAGAACTTTTGCTTTTACACCAGTAGTAAGACCTTCAATAATCGTACCTGTGAGTTGAGATCTATATGTTTCAACATCACTACCTAAAAATGATTCCTGAAGAAGAACTGCTTGGACATTTAGGTCATAACCGACTTGACCAGGAATAACCATGGCACCATCTTTGAACAGATGAGATCCAACATTCTCAACCTGATTCTGCAGAATACTCTGCATCGTCGTGAGTTCTCTTGCCTGAATCGGATACCCAGGACGATATAATACTCGATAAAAGTTTTTATCCTTATCGAAATCGTCGTAGTAGGGGGTTACATTGAGATTGGTGTTCTGTGCCATTAGAATTCGATTACGATTTTGATATCTTCGATTTGGTCATTTGCACGACCAATTGCTCTTCTATTATCTATGTAAATAACTTCACCGTCGTTAGACTTAATTTCGGGTTTTGCATACCCATTGTTAAACTTCATACCCAAATCATACTCTGTAGC